TCAATGCTCAGCTTCAGGCCATCGAGCGGTTCAACGCGTCGAGAGTGAATTTCGCCGCGGCGCGCACGCAGTTCCAAGAGGCAAAGATCGCCGTGCAGAGTGCGGCGCAAGCAATGGCGGCGGCGAAAGGGCCGGCCACAGAATTGGCGGCGGCCTATAACCGGGCTCAAGCGGCCGTGCAGGGCGCGTCGCGCGGCTTCGAGGCGCAACGCGGCGCCGTCCTCAGCGCCATGCGGGCGCTTCAAGGAATGGGCATCCCGATCAACAAGGCCGTGTCCGAGCAGGAGCGCCTGCGCAACGCCATCCAACGGGCCAATGCCGCGCTGGATCAGCAAGGCAGCAAGGCGAGCAACATTCGCCGAGGTATCGGGCGTGCGGCTGGCACCCTGGGGATGATTGCCGGGCCGGGCATTCTTCATGCGACCAAGATGGCAGAGATCGGCGGCGCGAACATTCAGTCCGAGATCGTCAAGATGCGCGCGGCCGGCATCCCGGAGGACGATATTCAGCGCGCGTTGGGAAGCTCGGCGACGCTGGCGGCGAAATATCCGAACGTAAAGCGTTCCATCATTATGGAGAAGTTCAAGGAACTGCGTTCGATCTTGCTGCATCCGGAAGAAGCCCACACGTTGCTCGATCCGACCGTTCGCGCCGCGTCGGCCATGATGGCAATCGATCGCACGGGGCACATGGCCGAAGGTCTCGGCTTCGCGATCAAGGGAGCGGAAGTTCTCGGTCTTGCGCAGGACCCAAAACGATACGCGGCCTATCTGGATGCGTTCGTGCGCGCGCAACAGGTGGTCGGCAAGACGATCACCCCGGAGCAACAGTACGAGTTTGCCAAATACACGAAAGCGTCGGGGCCGACGTTGTCCGACCGCTTCAAGATGACGACGGGTGTGTCGTTGTCCCAGGAAATGGGTGGCGCGACCACCGGCGTCTCGATCGATCAATTCGTTAAGCAGGTGGTCGGCGGCTTCCAGGGCCAACAGCACGCGGCGGCGAAGGAGTTCGTCGCTCTCGGGCTCGCCAATAAGAGCGATTTCCTGACCACCAAAACGGGCGAGATCAAAGGACTAAGACCGGGTCGCCATGTGAAGGGGTGGCAACTCGCGATGACCGATCCGGATCAGTACGTGTATCAGTATGTTATTCCGGCCATGGAGAAGAACAAAGCCATCGGCAAGGACCAACAGAAGCAAATCGCCGAGGTGCGCCGGCTGTTTCCGAGCGGTCGCGCGGCCGATCTCGTGGCGAAGCTGATCACGCAGCGGCCGAGCTTTGCAGCCCACGCAAAGCTCTATGAAGCGGCGCAGGGACTTGGCGCCACGACGCAGAACCAAGCCGACCCGTTCGTCGCCGCAAGTTCTCTCACCACATCGCTCGGGAATTTCGCGGCCACTCTCACGAGCCCGGCCATGGAGAGCGCGGCGAAGAACATGTCCGCCCTCGCGTCGTCGATCGCCGGATGGGCGGAAACGCTCTCGCAGTTCCAGAAGGAGCATCCCGATCTCGCGAAATACGCCGGCGGCGGAGCGCTTGCCGTCGGCGCCGGCGTCGGCGGCATCCTGACCTATGGCCTCGTTTCTGGCCTACTGACCGGCTTCGGCCTGCCGGCATCGGCGGCGGCGCTTACCGGCTCGGCGGCGGCGCTAACGGCCGCCGCGGCGGCGCTCGGCGGTGGCGCGGTCGTGCCCAAGGTTGCTTCAAAGCTGGCGCCGGTTGGCGGGATGCTGTCATTTCTTCCGAGGTTGGCGCCTGGCGCCGTGGTTGGCGGCCTTCCTCTCGCGATAGCGGGCATCCATTGGGCGATGCCCGACGACCCGGAGAGCGCCGCGAAAAGAAAGACCCACGGCAACGTTATTTCAAGCGCGCGTAGAGACGCCTGGAACGAAGAACGCGAGCGCCTCGGCTTGCCGGCACTCGGCACGCCGGGGGAAGTCGAGCTTAAGGGCAGCGCCGAAGTGACGGGCGAAGCCAAGATCACCATCGAGGTGAAGGAAACCGGGACGCTCGTGGAGGTCGTCAAGCGTTTGGAGAACGCAACCGCGATCCTCAAGGGGCGGCTCAACGTCAACGGCCCGGGATCGACCGGCCAATCGTCACCCGATGCCGGCGCGTGGCCGCCCGAGTAAGTCATGGCCCCGAACGATCAGGACGACGGCGGCGATCCGCGCGGGCCGCAGTACAAGACCGCCGAGCAGCTGCACGCGATGACGTACCGCGAGCTCGCCGACTATCTCGAGGGCTGCGACTACGAATACGATGGTCTCGGCCGAGCTGCGCGCGCCGCGATCGTCAGGCTTCTTCGCAAGAAGTAACCGCCATGGCGCGCGATTGGCTCAATTCACTTTGGCGCGCGTCGTTCCGCGGCGCTTCCTTCTGGGTCGAGAAGGACGATGAAACCGGCGCCCGCCGGATCGTCATCCACCAATTCCCAAATCGCGACGATCCGTTCCTGGAAGATCTCGGGGAGGATAAGCGCGAATTCGACGTGACGGCCTATGTGGCGTCCGACGCGGCCGACCGAGAGGCCGCCGCCCTGATGGCGGCGTGCACGCAACGCGGAGCCGGCACCCTTGTCCTTCCGACGCACGGGCCGATCCAGGTTCGATGTCATTCGGCGAAGCGCGATCGCGACAAGGACAAGCACGGCAAGATCGCCTTCACGCTGAAATTCCTCCGCGAGGGCGCGTCGTCGGCGCTGGTTTCCGTCCTCTCGCTCGCCAATCTGGTGTTCGTGGCGGTCGACGGTCTCGCGACCGCCGCGTCGGCGTTCTTTTCGCAGGCCGTGGTGGTGACCAATCAACCGGACTTCGTCGTCGCGGCGGCTGTCACGGGCGTGCAGGACGGCGCCTCGATGTTGGAGGCGATCCGCACCGACGAGCCGATCGCGGCTGCCGTCAGTTCGGTGCAGCGCGACGCCATCCAGGCGATCTTCGATGCCGCCCCGACGGCGATCACGCGTACGGACGGCGTTGATGTCGCGCTGGCGCCGCAAGTCTTCGCGGCCGCCCGCGGGCTTGGCGATGGCATGGCGGCGGAAACCGCCATCCGGGCGTTCGAAGTGGTGATCGATGTTGCGGTCGCGGCGCCTGCCGCCGTGTACGGTTCGCCATCGTGGCGCACATCCGACGCCAACAAGATCGAGGCTTACCGGTTGGCTCGCCTTGCCGCGATCGCCGCGTATGCGGAAGGGATTGTGCGCGCCAAGATCGCCGATCGTCCGACGGGCATCACGCTGCGTGCGAACGTCGCCGAACATTTCGACGACGAGCTCGAAGCGCTGTGGGCCGCTGACAATGATCTGTTTCTGGCGCTGCAAGCCGCGCGCGGCGCCGTCATCGAGTATCTGTCTCGCGTGATCCTGGATCTCGCGCCCGTCGTCACGGTCGAAGCCAATCTGTCGATGCCTAGCCTTTTCTGGGCTTACAGATTGTACGAGGACCCGACGCGGTCGACCGAATTGGTGGCGCGCAATCCCGCGGTGCAGCACCCTTCCTTCATGCCCGACACCTTCGAAGCCTTGGCGCGCTGATGGCGAACGTCGGCGCGGCGTTGGATGCGTTCTTCGCGTCGGTGTTCCGCGGCGCCCCGGAACTAATCACCGTCGCGGTCGACGGCATGATGTGGACCGCCTTCGAGCGCGTGCTCGTTGAGGCGGCCTTCAATCATGCGGCCCGATCGTTTCGGCTTGAGGTCGCGGCGGAACCCGGCGCATCCGCCACCAACGCGATCTTTCGTGTCGGCGCCGAGGTGTCGATCTTCGCGAGCGGGACGCTGCTGTTGACCGGCTACGTGGATCGCCGGCAGCCGAAGATCAGCGCCACGGAGGCTATGATCCATGTGTCTGGCCGCTCGAAGTCGGCCGACCTGATCGACAGCAGCGCGGTCCACAAGACGGGCGCGTTCAAGAAGAAGACGCCCGTTGAGATCGGCAACGATGTCTCGCAAGGCATTGGTGCGCGGTTCGTCGCCGACAAGCAGCTGGAGAAGGTCGATCAGTATCACGTGACGCCGCCGGAAACGCCGTTCCGGTTGGTCGAGAAGCTTGCCCGCCAGCAAGGCATGACGCTGACCGGAACGGCCGACGGCGACGTGAAGGTCACGAAGGCCGGTAGCGAGCGCCATAGCGGCGGCCTCTTTGAGCCCGGGAACATCAAGGTTGGCGAGGCCGATCACAACGGCTCGAACCGACATTCGAAATACATCGTGCGGGGTCAGCGTCCGTTCGACACCGGCGCCGACAATCTGGAAATCGAGGCGATCGCGCGCGATGCGGCGGTGGGCCGCAATCGCCCGGTGATCATCATTCAGGACGAAGACACCACGAAGGAGCGCACCAAGAAGCGCGCGAAGAACCGGCGCGATCGCGCGGCCGGCAACGCCCTCAAGGCCACCATCGAGGTCGTGGGTTTCCGCGATGAAGGCGGCAAGGTGTGGGAGCCCGGGCATTTGGTTTGGACCCAAAGCGCGTTCCTCGATATCGCGCAGGACATGCTGATCGAAACCGCGCACTACGGTCAGGACAGCGGCGGCAGCATTACCAAGCTTTCACTTACCGATCCGCGCTCCTACGGCGGCGAGGGCGGCAAGGGCAACCAATCGGGCGCCGACTGGAAGCAAGGCGACGAAGACGCGGAGAGCACTGCGGGGCAAGAATGATCTTCGAGCACGACGACGCGATCCGCTCGAAAATACGCCGCGCCCGCGTGGTGAAGGTCGACGATAGCGGGACGCAACAGAAGCTCAATCTACGCGGCCTTGCGTCGGATCGGCCCGAGGAAATCGTTCGCGTCCTGGACTTCGGGTTCGGCTCACACCCCGTAAAGGACGGCGAAGGCGTGCTTGTCGGCCTTGGCGGCCGATCCGACCGCCTGATGTTCATGGGCGGCGAGCACAAGGATCACCGCCGGAAGAACCTCCCGGAAGGGACGGCGGTTCTCTACGACAAGAGCGGCAACATCATCTTCGCGAAGGCTGGCGACGGCCTCGCGATCCACGCCAAGGCGGGCAAGGTCTACGTCAAGCCGGCGGACGGCCAGAAGGTCTACCTCGGCGGCGACGGCACCGACGGCAACTATGCCAAGGTCATGACCGAAGACGGGCCGAGCGTGAACGTCTACGCCAAGGTGTAGCGATGGCTCTCCGGGTTCGCATCAACGAGGGCGCGGACCCGCAACCGCAGCTGCTTTGGGATAGCGTCTGGAAGCCCACCGAGGGACTGGCCGATTGGGCGCTCGCGGACGCGGATGAAACGCTCAACCACGGCGGCTTGCGGGCCAAGGCGGCGCTTCACACGGCGATCGTGCTGGCACTGTTCACGGATCGGCGCATCCCGAACGATCATCCGCTGCGCCGCTTCGTGCAAGACGGCGATCCGCACGGATGGTGGGGCGATGCTATCGACGTGCGCCAGGATCTCGGCGAAGAACCGCTCGGCTCGCTGCTGTGGGTGTTGGAGCGCGCGACGCTGACGGAAGATATCCGCCGGTGGGTCGAGGCGCTCGCCCAGGAGGCGCTCGCTCCCCTTATCAAGCAGGGCGCGGCCGTCCGGATCGACGTGCAGGCGTTCGCTGAGTTTGCGTTCGATCGCCTCGACCTGTTCGTGCAGGTCTACGGCCGCGACGGTTTGAAATTGTACGACTACCGCTTCAACGACCTTTGGAAGCAAACGCAGAGATAGCCGATGCCGTTTGCGATCCCGACGCTTGGTGATCTCGTTGAGCGATCACGCCGGTCGTTCCGCGCATATTTGCCCGGCACCGACGCGTGGCTTTGGCCGAACAACATCGGCCCGACCGCCAAGGTGATCGGCGGGATGACGTTCGAAGTGTTCGGCTTCGCGGATTACATCGCGAAACAGAAATTCGCCCTGACGGCCGACGGCGAGAACCTTGATCGGCACGGCCAGGAAGTAGGGATTTCCCGCAAGACGACGGCGCCCGCCTACGGGACCGTGACGTTGACGGCGGCCGGCGCCTTGACGGTCAGCGCCGGGGCGATCTTCCAGCGCGGCGACGGCGTGCAGTATCGAGCCCTAACGGGCTCGGCGCTGTTGGGCGCCGGCACGCTCGACACCCGCGTGGTCGCCACGACGGACGGGAAGGCCGCCAACGCGATCGCCGGCACGGCGCTCGAGATCGTGTCGGGCGTGACGGGCGACGCGACGGCCGCGGTAGGCGGCGCGGAAATCATCGGCGGCGCGGAGGTCGAGCCCGACGGGCCGCTCTATACGCTGGACGTTGGCACCTTCCGTGGCCGCATCCTGTTTCGGAAACGCAATCCTCCGCACGGTGGCGCGGCGTCGGATTACGTCCTGTGGGCGACCGCCGTTTCGGGCGTCACGCGCGTCTACGTGGAGCGCCTGTGGAACGGCACCGGGACGGTGCGGGTGTTCGTGCTGATGGACGATCTCTATGCCGACGGCATTCCGCCGCCGTCCGAGATCGCGCGGGTCGCCGATTACATCGAAACCGTTCGGCCTTCCGGCGCGCTCGTGACGGTGTCGGCGCCGTCTGCGGTCGTCGTCAACATTACGGTCGCGGGCCTTTCGCCCAACACCACGACGGTGCGCGAGGCCGTCCTGGCGGAATTGCGCGAAGCATTCCGTCGGCTCTCGCGCGTCGCAGGCGCCGACACGCCACACGGCGGCATGCCGTTCCTGGCGGTCCCGACATCCTTTTCGCGCTCGTGGATTTGGCAAGCCGTCGCCAACGCGACCGGCGAGGAACGCCATTCGATCACGGTGCCGAGCGGCGATGTCGCGTTGAGCTCGGGCCAGATGGCGACGCTCGGGACCGTGACATTCGCCTGATCTAACCGAGGACACCAACATGGCGGTTCAATTTTCGACGGCGGTGCGCAACGCCCAAGCGGACGCCTATGAGACCGCCATGGGCGTAAGCGTCAAGGTGCGCCTGTATTCGGGAACGAAGCCGGCCAATTGCGCGGCCGCTCTTTCGGGCAACACGCTCCTGGCCGAGTTCGCGCTCGCCAGCGATTGGGCAGCGAACGCCGGTTCCGGCGCGAAGACGCTGAACGGTTTGCCGTTGAGCACCACGGGCGTGGGCGCGGGGAATGCGAGCTTCTATCGCTTCTACGACAGCGCCGGAACGACGTGCCACGAGCAGGGCAACGTCGTTGCGTCGCCCTCGGTCGA